GCTGCTTCAGCTCTAGCAAGTCTCAGTTTAGATGCAAAGTCTCTGTCTTCTTTTTCAGCCATCAACTCTCTAGCGGCTCTTTCTTCAGCGGCCTTAGATGCACCAAGAGATAGACCTGTACCAAACTGACCTGTTCTAGTAAGTTCACCACCAACATTCCTAATAAAGTCTAAGAACCTATCAGATCCAAAGAATCCTGGTTCTTCTAGTTTTCTAGTTATAGGATCTTTTGGTGGAGGGGGCTGTTCGCCATCTTGCTCTTCTTGTTTTTCAGCGGCAGCTTCTGGTATAGATAAAATAGGTTTTATTGGATCTAAAAGTTCTTGAACCTCACTATCAGGTAAACCGTCAAACTTTTCTTCAACGTCTAATAAACTATCGGCTTCTGTTTTATCTACATCAACTTTTAATTCAATAGGTTTAATTTCGTCTAAGAGATCTTGTATTTCAACATCCTGTAATAATCTTGTTTCTGGCAAAGGATTACCTTCCTCATCTCTACCTACTATTTCCATTTCTTGTTTTAGTAAAGCTATATTAGATGCTTCATAATCTTCGGGGCTTATGTTTCTAATCTCTACTGTACCTGTAGGTAACTCTCTAGGAGTTTCTACACTTACTTCTTCAACAGATGCCGTATCTACTATATCCGGTTGTGTTAATTGTTCTATTTCTGCTTCAAAGTCTTGTACTTCACCTGATTGCGCTCTATTTAATATAGCCGCTAATTCTGGATTAGAAAATCCTCTTCTAAGCATTCCTTCTTTAGAAGGTCCTAAGGGTACTAAATTACTTAGACTTGATCCAATTCCTTCTCCCGCGGCAGCTATTGCTGCTATAGCACCTGGTAATCCTTCTTGAGCAGGTCTTTGAGGCCTGACATCAGGTTTTTTTTGTCTACCAAAAGGATAACGCTCACTTACAAAAGTATCTTGTGGCTCTCCTTGATCTGCAAGCAAACCACTACCTAAAGCCATAGCTTTTTCGACAGCCTCTAACCCAGTATCTTTAGCAAATCCTCCAATATCTTCAAACATAGAATAAGGGCTAATATAATCAGGAAGCATTTGTCCAAATTCTAAATTATTAGGTGTAGTACTTGAAGCTCCCGCAACTCTTTCACCAACAATTTTTCTAAACAATTCTTGTGTTGCAGGGCTGTATGTAACATCTGGATTTTGTATTAAAGCCGTAAGTTCACCTATTCCTGAAGTTTTTAAAACATCATAAAGTTGGCTAGAATCTAAAGGCACTAACTTATTATTGGTGTTTACATAATAGTAAGGATTAGCTTCAGCTCCACCACCATTCGCAAACATTTTTCTTTGTAGGTAACTCATTAGCTTTGTCTTGGGGCTAATGATGCGTAGGCTGAGAAGGCAGCACCAAGACCTTGTGCGCTTGGATCAGGAGCCATACCGTATGTTGAGTCAATCTGACTACTTGCTGCTTTATAACCAGGTAGTAAAGAACCAATACCCTGCATAGTTTGTAACGGCCTCATCTGTTGTCCCATCTGTTGAGCAAACTGTCTTCCAAATTGTGTATCTTGTATACCTCTTCCAGTAGCTCCTAATCCTACAAGTTCAGATCTCTGACCTCTATTTAAGCCTTCTAAGTTTGAACCAATACCAGCCATTTGACCGCCGTATTGTGCTAACTGCGCACCTAATCCGGATGCACCAGCGCCTCTTTGTTGTCCTATACCTAACAAACCGCCAGCTAATCCTGATCTAGCTGCTGCTGAACTTTGCCCGTACTGTTGTAAATTACCAGCCAATCCTTGTTGCGCGGCTAATTGTTGCTGTCCAGTTCTTCCTAATAAATCAATTACACCTTGATCTGCCGCTAACCTTGATTGTGCGCCAGTAGTAAATCTATTGGATAATCCCTGATCAGCTCCTAGTCTAGAACCAGCAAAGCCACCTAATCCTGAAGCCGCAGCTCTTTCTGCTTGTCTTTGTCTAGCAAACTCACCCATACCTGTTTGTTGTGCTTCTGAAAAACCTCTAGATCTAATTCCACTAAGTGCGTCACCTAAACCTCTACCTAAGGCCTCTCTTCTTTCATCAGCACCAAGTCTTGCTCTAGATCCAAAAGCTGATTCACCACCAGCAGAAATAGCTTGCGCTCTTGCCGCTATATCTTGTTTGTCACCAGCTTTCATTACATCATCAATTGTTTGTTGAACAACCGCATCTTCGTAAGGATTATAAAATTGTTGTGTCATGAAAGGATCATAAGCACCTAAAGATCCTCTTAAGAGATCTTCTGATTCGGTTAAACGGTTTCCATAAGCATCAACATCTCTAGCTGCCCCTCTTTCAATACCAAAAAGATCTTGACCAAATCTTCCGGCAGCAGTTTCTCCTCTTGTCTCTACGTCAGACAGTCTGTTTCCAAATCTATCTACAGCTCCTGTCATTACACCTCTAGCTTGATCAATACCAGATAAGGTATCACTTAAGCCTAAACCGTATTGATCTTCTGCTCTTGAAAAGTAAGGATCTTGTAATTGTTCAGCTCTTCTTGATTGTGCTATTGCCTCATTAACCAAACCTTGTTGTTGATCAAAGAATGGTTGAAACTGACCAAGACCTGCTTGCGCTCTTTGTCTTGCTAAAGCTTCTAAAGGATCTAATGCAGCAGTTCCTTGTAAAGGTACATCAGTACCAATTAGGTTAGCACCTGCTTGTTGTAATTGATTGTAGAAACCAGGAGTGCCTTCAGATCCAAAATATAAAGCTCGTATAAGCGGATCTGTAATAGTTTCAGAACTTACCTGACCCTGAAGTACGGGATCTATTGTTTCAGCCATTATGCCATACTCCCAGATTTGTTATATTTTTCAAAGGTGTCCATCAATTTACTCATTACGTCTACACCATTTTTTCTATTTGGTTTACTTGATGCTATTAACTCTATACCTTTTTTAGTTTTACTAAACTTAAAACCACCAGCTCCGTTATTAGCTGCGGCCGTCATTACAAACTCACCATCACTAAGCATAGCAGGTATATCATCTGAAGTTCCTGTACCAGGACCGGCTGACTCTCCACCTTCGCGCATATCAAGTTCTTTTACGGCCATACCACCCTGATTAAATTGTTGCCTGCCAAATCCTATAGGACCTCCATAGGCAGCTTGTTTTCTTACACCTAAGTCAAACCCTGCAAATACAGGTGCTGGGTTAAGGTCAGGTCTTTTTGATTGTCTTATGTCTGTTAAACCACCTTCAGTCTTTTTAGCTGCGTCTTTAACTACCTTACCGTATAACAAAGCAAGACCAGCCATTTTAGGATCTATACCGCCAAAGCCGGTACCATCACCAGAGCCTCCATAAAAGTCACTTAATCCACTAGCTCCTCCTAAACCTAAAGCATCACCAGCACTTTTTATAATGCCTGGTGTTTTAGCTTCACCTAACCCTGTTAGCCTACTTAACAAAGATGGAGATGTAGATCCTGGTATTTTTATCGTGTCACCAGCAAAAATTACATCAGCATCAACTATACCATTAGCTTCTTGTAACGCTTCTACCGTAGTATTGTTAGCTGCGGCTATCTTTTCAAGAGTATCACCAGACTTTATCGTAGTTGTAGTTGGTACTGCGGCTTCTTTCATAAAAGGATTAAAGCCTGATCCACCTACGGCACCTTCAAGTTGACCTGTAGCAACATTAAATTTTTGACCAGTACCACCAAGCAATCCTCCATACCCTTGTTGTTGATCACTAGCCATACCTTGTAATACGTTACTACCGTATGCTAAAGGATTAAATGAACTTACTCCTGTTGCTGCATCTGTAACAGATCCTATATTTCCTAAAGAATCAAAAAATCCTGATTCAGCACCAAAATTTGTTTTACCAAGATTTGCAATAGCTCCTTCTTTACCAAAAAGAGATTGATTACCTCCAGCAGCTAAAGTCATTATATCCCCAAGACTAGCTTCGCCTTTGGCTATTTTTAATGCTGCATTACCTTTTTGATAAATAACAGCAGGTGCCTGCCAAGGACCAGGTATAACTGCTGCAACTGGTGCGATTGCCTTAACAACCTTTTTAACTCCTTTTGCTAGTTTTTTTAAAAAACCAAATTCTGCTTGTCCTGTAATAGGGTTAATAGACATACCCTGACCCACTTCATATTGACTTGGATCTAAGCCTACAGCGGCCATTTCTTTTCTTATTGCTTCTCTTGTTTTGTCCGATATAACTGGCGGAACTACCATTTCGCCTGGAGCAACATGTGCCATAAAGCGATCTTCGTCACGTCCTAAGGCTGCTAAACCTGTTCCTGAATTGTCTATAATGTTCATTTTTAAATTCTACCCTATTCTTCTATACATTTTAACCAAAATACAAGTAAGTATCTATTTCCTGATTTTACTGATAACCCCCTGTGCATATGAGTAAAGCTCGGAAATATTAGAGCGTGGCCTGTAGGTAATGGTTCAACCGTACCACGATTTAAAAACTCAGTACCGCCGCCTTCATACTCACCAGTATTTAAAGGAACAACCATACTTATATCAGCACTAGCATCATGATGCCAAGCACCTTGTTTTTTATCCTTTAAATTATAGTTAGCTATTTGAATTGCGCCACCATTAACGTGCCTATTCCAAATATTTAAAAATATAGGATTACCTATAGTATATATTGTTTGAAACAAAGAGTTATATATTTCTGGGCAATTGTCTTGAAAGGTTATCTCAGGTATTTGTCTTAGTTTGTCCTCTTCTGGATTAGGAATAAACCCATAAAAGTCTTCTAAATTATGCATTTCATCTAATAATATTGAACAAAACTTTTCAGAAAAGAATGGAACCGTATATACATCTTTTAACGGTTCTTTTATGACTTTGTGTAATTTATTTTTTACAGGGTTGTCGTTACCTTTGTTTTCATAAAAATTTACTATATCTGTTAACGAATGTTGAACTGCATCAAATGTTTGATCATCTATATACCAATCAGCAGGATGTTCTAACAGTATGTTCTTTGTTTTATATTCTTGTATTTCTAATGCTTTAGACATTAATTGATATATTACCGTTAGTTTTTACATCTACCTTACCTAAAGAAGATGTCATTTCAAAGCCAAGATCGTTTGTTCTTGTGCCTATGTCTGCCCATTTATTGCCGGTATAAACTTGTAATACTCCTAATGTTGTATTCCAAATAATACTTCCAGCTAAAAAATTTAAAGTATTTTTATCAGATTCATTTACTTGTTGAGTTTGATCTACATCTACAGCACCAAGATTAATTTCTAGTATTCTTATTAATCTGTTAAAAACTTCTGGGCTTACATCTCCTATGGCAATAGGTAGTTGAGTTTGTAGTATCTTGCTCATCTCTTGCCGTCAGGCCTTGTATCTATCCTTGTAGCTCCTAGTCTCCATCCAATACTTAAATTACCACCATCACTAGCATCATCATCAGATTCAAACCTTAAAACCATTTGTCTTGCTCTACCTCTTACATAGGCTTGTGTAGTAGAAGAAGAAATAGCGTTAGTAGAATTAGTACTTAAAGATTCTCCAGGAAAGTTTCTTGTCTTAACAACTATATTAATATTGCCAGCATTATCATTTTGTAAAAATTTAAAGTCAGGAATAATTCTTCTTATAAAAGTAAATTGTTCTCCATCACCAATATCAAAATCAGAACTTTCTATAAACACATTAGTCATAGGAGAGCCATCATCATTAAAACCTGTTTCCTGTTGATATAAATAGCCATCACTAACAGCACTAGGATAGTTTTCTATTCCGGCATCTAGCCAAGCAGTTCTGCTTAAATTTCCATAGAACCAAATATTTTCAATATAGTTATAAATTACATATCTATCTATTTCTGTAGAGCCTGATGAACAATAAAACCATCCAACCTCATTTTTATCTGCAATAGTAAAGGCATGTATTTTAAAAGATTGACCTAAATTAATATCACCAAAGACATAATTCTGAACGGTACAAGGAACGGTTTGAACACTACCGTTATAAACATAAAAGTTGTTATAACTCATCCAGTAGATACCTTGAGCGGCTGTAACTGCTGCTTTGGGTCCAACTAAGCCTATACCTTCATTAATAAGGTTTACTGCAAAAGTAAAAGGTGGACCGGTAAATTGCATACTGTATAGAGCAGTATCAGTCCAAACTAATATTTCTTGTCTTGATTTAACCGCACCAATAATTGAGGATCCAGAGGATAATCTAAGAGATCCTGCTGTATTGGTAGTTTTTGGTTCAAACTCTAACTCATTTTCTTGGTCACTAAATGCAATCAACATAGGATCAATTACACCAGTCCTGGTAGTTCCAGAAATAGGATCTGCACCTAACACTATCAAGTGTCTATCTTTTTCTGAAGTAATAACTTGTAAACCAACGGTAGGAACTTGATTGGCTCCACTAATACCTGATAGCTCTACCGCCCTAGTATTTGTTCCATTATTTTCAACCCATTTATATATTCCACCATTTCTAGGATTAATAATTAAATTTTCACCAAAGTTATCATGCGTCCATAATCTTAACTGACCAGTTTTGCTTAAAGCACTAGCTGAACCAAAAGTACCTTCACCCCAAGCATTTGCTCCCCAACCAGTTCCAGACACATAATCATCCAATCCAACATTTATTTGATATGCCCCATCTACCCCTGAACCTCCGTTACCTGAGTCACTTGCATTTGCAGTAACCGTAGTCCCTGATGTGTCTTTGGCAATAAATGTATAAGTGTTAGTTGTAACAGAAGTAATTTGATACTCTTGATTTAACACTTCTGCTGTAATTAAACCGCCTAAAGAAACAGCCCCAGCAATAGTAACAAAGTCATTTATTACGGCCCCATGACCGTTATCAGTAGCTGTTATAGTGGAACTTCCATTAGTAGCGGCAAAGGTGATCCCATTTGTTGTTGTTTTGCGAATGGGGGTAACATCATAAAAATTATTGCCTTCATTTATATAATATTTAAAAGTAGTACCTAAACCTAAAAACTTGGTGCCACTTAAAGAAACCCAAGGATGTAAGGCTCTAGCCGTACCTAAATAAGTATTGTTTGTAAGTTTACTCCACCCCCCAAATTTTTCTGGCCTGCCTTTTCTAAAACGTACTAAATTACAATCAAACCAACCACCTTCATTATCGTAATCAGTTCCTTCTCTATAAATTCCAGGTCTAAATATTGTTTTTTGTAATGGCATTTAAACTTTACTCCATTCTTTGTTTTCAAATAAATTAGCTTCAGCTTCTCTTCGTTTTACTAAACCACCTAAAATTACACCACCAGCTTTATTCCACCTTTTAATTTGTTCTGGAACTCCGCCGTAATCTCCTTCATTAAGAATACGCAAAAGCGTAGAATCTTTTAGATTAGTTGGACCTAAGTTATATACCCAGCAAACCAAAGCATCAAACTGACATTGATCTAAAGGTACCTTGACCATATTATTTATATATCCTTCATACTCAGGCATCTCCTCTTGTAATAAATGCTCTGCTTCGTTTTGGTTTATCTTATCGCCTTCTTTGACTTCTTTAGTATGTCCATAGCCTATAGTCCAAACTCCAACAGAATCTTGATATGACTCTAGCTCACAACCTTCGTAAGATTTTATTAAAGATGTGCCTTCTTCGGATATTTGCATCTTACTCGCCCCAAGTACCGTCTTCTTTAACGTGTCCTGTTTTAGTACCGCCCCAGTATTCAACTGCGTGTTTTTCTTTAATGAGTGTGGCGCAAATATCTTTGCCATCTTCTGTATAAGGAACGCCAAGAATTCTCCCATATTTACCTTTACCTAAACTTTTTAGTTTAAATGTACCTGTACATAATTCTTTTAATCTTTCTTTTGCTTTAAGACCTAAAGCTTTTTCTTCTAAGTTTCTAGTCCTAGATTCTGGAGTATCTATACCTGCAAGCCTTACTCTTTGTTTATGTAGTTTTACGTCAAAACCTAGATCTAATATGCAATCAAAGGTATCTCCATCTACTATACGGTCTAAAGTAGCTCTATATACAAATTCATCTGGTGACTTACTCATTAGTCTTTTCCTCTTGTTTATCGTATTCTCTATAATACTTGATAATAGATAAAATATCTTTAGACCAACGGGTAATCTCAGCCATATCCATACTTAAATTTTCATACTCTTTACTAGATAGTGAATAGTATGCTCTTCTAGGTGCGTCTCCGTTTTCTAAGTCTTGAAGATATATTTCCATTAGTTCAGGTGTCATAATTTCCCAATCAACTTCTGATAGGCTCATCGGATAAGGTAGAGGTGGATGATACATAGGCGGACGTTCAGCTATACTTTTTACTTGTACTGGTTTAACAGAAGATTGCATCAGAGAACAACTGGCCATCATTAACGACAAGCTAATTAATAATAGGTTTTTCATCAAATTGATTTGGGTTAGTAAGTTCTTCTAAGGTACTCATTACTCTAGCAGAAGCTTTGTTAATCTTACTTTGCATTAATCCTGGCTTTGCTAGGGCCAATTTATCTAAATCATGTTTTGCAAAAGTCTTACGCAATCTATTTACATCTTCCATAGCCTCTCTTTTTTCAGCTTCTAATTGGTTAAGTTGTACTTGTTGGTTTTTTTGTTGTTCTAAGTAGCGCTCTATAGATTCGTTTTGTTCTTGTATTTGTGTTTCTAGAACAATTTGATTACCTTTAAGCGTACTAACCTGCTCTCCTAAATAATCTATATACCAACCAGATCCTGCTATTGTTACAAATAACAAACCGCCTAATATTAATGATAGTTTCATTCCCATGTGTATATTTCCAAAGGTTTATCTTTACCTTTAACCTTTAAAGGTTCTAATAATCTTAACCTATAATCGCTTTTTATGGCAGTATTGTAGCCAATCAACAAATCAACTCCAGCATCTTTTGTACCACTTTCTAATCTTGCTCCTGTGTTAACCGCATCTCCTATAGCCGTATAATCAAATCTTGATTCACTACCCATATTACCTATAACCGCATACCCTGTATTTATTCCAATACCAATAGCAACAGGCGGTAAGTTTTTTTCTGCCATTTCTATATTTAAATCTTCCATATTCTTTTGTATATCCAAGGCACAATCTATAGCTTTATTTTCATGAAAATCTAAATCTAAAGGTGCATTAAATATGGCCATCATGGCATCACCTATGTATTTATCTACCATACCCCCATGCTTTTGAACTGCCTTTTGTTGTGCAGTTAAAGCTTTGTTCATTATGTAAGTTACTTCTTCCGGTTCTAATCTTTCAGACATAGACGTAAAGCCTCTAACGTCTGTAAAAAGGAAGGTTGCGTATCGTTTCTCACCACCTAGCTTTAATAGATCTGGATTCTTTTGTAGCTGTTTAACTTGTCTAGGATCTAAATAATGCTCAAATTGTTTTTTAATTTGTTGTCTTAATTTGTATTGTTCTCTAAACCGTAAATAAAATGCAACGGTTGTTGTTATAAACTGAGAAATAAAAGTCCAAGTAACATCTATCAGAACACCTTGTTGCACGATTGAATAACCGCCAAACAAAGTAAGACCCATAGTTAATATAGCTAGACTTACTCCTAAAGTAATTCCTAATAAATTGATTAATAACCACATTATAATTACACCTAATATTAAAGATGTTATTTCTACGGCTAATGCGTAATCAGGTATGTATGGGCTGTCTTGTATTAGTATGCTTTCTGCTAAAGCTGCTTGTATCTTATGTGGTTCTAACAATCCTGCTGGTGTTGATAGTTGCGGCATCACCCCGTTAGCTGTTACTCCTACAATTACAAACTTATCTGCCACATCCATATCTTGTAATGTGGTAGACGGGGTATTCACAAAACTTATCCACTTACGTCCCAAACTGTCTGTTTTGACTGGATTAAGACCTTTTACCCTAATTTCTTGTATACCATTATCATTTGTATTTATAACGTAGGTATCAGCACCAGCTAATACTTTTAATATTTGTGTGCCAAATGCAGGTACCCAACCGTCAGGTGTGCGCATTAATAACGGCAATCTTCTTGTTAACCCATCTACATCAATAGGTGCAGAAGATATACCTTGATAAGCACTATTACGTAGTATTTCTATATTCTGCGTAGCTCCTTGTAGCATAACACCACCTACATCTTCACCTAATATGACTGTTCCTGTAGTTGGGGGATATTGTTGGTTGTTAGTTTCAAACATAGCCAGGATGCTTGGGTGCATACTTAGGCTGTTGGCAAACATTTCATCACCACCAAAACGATCTGGTTCACTAAATGCTATAACGTATCCAACACCCATAGCTCCGCGTTCTAGTAACTGCATATGTATCTCAGCTAGTCTTTCTCTAGGAAAAGGCCATCCTCCTTCTTCTTTAACGTCTTTTTCTGCAATATTTAAAATTGTAAAGTAACCAGAGGGTTCTTGGTCCTTAACCCAATAATCAAATACTTTTAATTTAAGTATTTCTAATGGTGTGAGCTGCAATACCAAAGGCAAGACAAGTAAAGCTATTAAGCCAAGTAGTTGTAGTTTTTTCATCCTGATCCTTGTTTAATTGTAATGGTTGTTGAGGATCCACCATTAATCTTAACCGTATTAGAAACACCATCTTGTATAAGTATAATCGTATAACTACCAGATCCATCTAAGTTTAATTTAGCGCTTTGGCTAACCGTTCTAGTCAAACTAATATTTTGCCCTGAAACTATAGTAGTTATTTGTGTATCTTTGTCCTGGCCTATATCTGTACCAGCTATACGTATACCAACTCCTCCCTGTTTAAGTTGGTCTTCTTCTTTAGATATAGCTAATGCATCTAGTACATTAAGCAGATCTTCTAAGAAGTTCACATCTAAGTAATTAATGTCTAGCTCAGTAAACTCTAGCTCTGCTTCAGCATCAAGAAAGTCTTCATTAAGGAAATCTATATCTAAATCGTTAAAGTCTAAATAATCAGCCGAGGCTTGTGTTTGTGATTGCTCTAAAGATTCTTGTGTTTGTTCAGGAGGATTAACAATAAGCATGTTATCAATTAGATCTAATGTAATGTCTAACTCTACAGGTGCAGTAGGATTGTTTTCAAAGACAGATACGGTAGTTGCCTGGTATGGTTTGTTTAGAGTCACACTACCCATACCGGTAGATACTATAATTTCACCACTAGATATGCCATTCTCGTCTGGCAACAGTATGACAAGAGATCTACCTAGCTCATCTACAGTACAAGTAAAATCTGTACCTCTGATTGCTATATTAGCCGTAGGTGTGCGAATAGATATATTGTTTTTATTGTTGAACTTACCCGTAATAAAACGAGCGGTACCACTTGCAAACTTTAGGGCCATCTTTGATTTAGATGGATCCGGATCGTAAATATACTTGTCTATTACTAACTTAGAATGTTCTGTTAGTTTTACCGTAGAAGAATCTAAAAAGGTTATAGCTACTCTGCCCGTTTCTGTACGGACATCATCCATCTGTTGTATATCAAACTTTAATTCAGCTCCGTAAGCTTTGTCTCTTAGAACTTGTGCGTTACCTCTAACTTCAGAGATAGATCCTATCTCAACAGACGAATGAAGTAGTTGCGTCTGACTGAGTAACACAGACAGTACCGCTAGAGCCAACAGATGTAATTTTAAGCCAGTCATTATCTGATGTAGACTCCTGATCTATGTTAAATGTTCTTGTACTCCCTGTATGGTCTAGGTAAAAATATCCCCCAGCATACCCATCCCCATCATAGGTTACTGTATTATCACTACCATCTATGTCCATATAATTAGTAGCACCATCTACATCTATAGATGATGTTATTGAGTTTCCTGAACCTTGTATTGTCCAATCTAAATCTAAGTTAGCTGCAAGTGCTGTCATAGCGTGATTGAGAGTCATGGTGTTTGTATTGCCAGTAACCTGTACATTTACATTAGAACCATCAGCCCCAGTAGCATTAGTCTCGTCTGTAGACATATTAAATGTATTGGTATCACCTATAAATGAAAAGTAACCTGTGTAGTTATCTGACCAGATATCGCCTAAGAATTTATTTGTATTACCTTTCTGTAATATATCTAAGGTCATAGTTGCACCATCTATATCTAGTGCCGTCATAGAACCTGCTGCGGCAGTAGCGCCACCTATAATGTTACCGCTACCCCCAACTTGTTCTATATCTAAATTAGATGTAGCACCTGATTGATCTATAAATATCTCGTTATCAGCACCAATCAAAGGAAAGGATATGAATAATATTGCTAAGAGTTTTTTCATTCTTCTGTCTCTTTTTGCTCCCAATACCCTAGATCTAAACCTTCAAGTATTGTTTCTAAGACTGCTGTTTCCACAGCAGCCTGTAAAGCTATGTTTACAGACTCATTTTCTACTATACCGCTCTCAATTTCAACTAATTCGGTATTATTACTATAGAACTTAAATAGGTCTTGTGATATAGAAGCACTTAATACACTCTTAGTTACTAAAACTTCTAACAAAACTTTACCTGTGCTTACTGAGACTGTACGTAGTGAAACGGTAATACTGTCCTGTCTGTATTCTTTGGATGCTCCTATACCAAGATACCTGGCTCCAGCTCCTCCTGATTTAATATTTGTTTCATAACCTATAACTCCACCTTGCATAAGGAGGCCTGCAAATAAAAGAGGTTTGAGCTTTTGTTTTTCTTCAAAGTTTTCTCTGGTTGTACGTATAAGTTGTCTTTCTTTAGTTAAATCATCTAAACCTTTACGCTCTACAACATCAAAAAAATTAGAATGTTTTAACGCTCTTATTAAATAAGCATCAGGAGATGAGGTAATAGCCGTACTAAAACTAGCGTACTGACTGTTAGATCTACGTTGTCCGGTATTGTCTAAAAAACTTTTACCATAAACTGCAACTATAGGTTTTTTAACGGGAGGTTTTATATCTTTAAGTCCTTTAACAATTAAAGAACTTACCTCTGCTGGTTCAATATTCCTTATTGGAGGAACTCCATTNTCTAATGGNNNTANNATTAANGCGCAACTAGAAAGTAAAAGAACCNAGAGGTACAGTAATTTCTGTTGTATTGCCTTCTTCATCTGTAATTATTAATGTTACTTTGTCGTCTTCTACTCTATATTCTATAGTGTTGCCTTCTAATTCTAGCGTACCAAAATCAGAAGCCGTTTCACCAAACAAGCTATCAACCAACTGTCTGCTGAGTTGTGCATATATTCTACTCTCTAAGTTACGTATAAACCTAGCCAACGTAGTATTTTCAGCTTCTCTTTCTAAGTCTTCTGTATATGCTCTAAGTTCTTCTCGTAGGGCTTCTTTTCTATTGAACTCTTGGTTCTCTAT